AGGTACTATTATTATAAAAATGAAAAAAGTATCTGGTTTCGATAATATCACATAAGGGATAATGTTATGCATACAGTAAAATTATTTTCGGAAGCAGTAGAAAATGTAGAATACATTTGCGAAGAAAAAGATGGTGGCAAGAAAACTTATAAAATTCGTGGTATTTTCATGCAAGCTGACATTAAAAACCGTAATGGTCGTGTTTATCCTATGGAAATTCTTCAGAACGAAGTTCAAAAATATAATAAGAATTTTATCAAAGAAAAACGTGCATTTGGTGAGCTTGGACATCCTGATGGGCCAACGGTCAATCTGGAGCGTGTCTCCCATATGATTACTTCTTTGACACCAGATGGTAAGAATTTCATTGGTGAGGCTAAGATTATGGCCACTCCTATGGGCGAAATAGTTAAAAATCTTATGGATGAGGGTGCTAAGTTAGGAGTTTCATCTAGAGGTATGGGTAGTTTGGACCAAAAAAATGGTGCTAATTATGTGAGAGATGACTTTTATCTTGCAACCGCTGCTGATATTGTTGCAGACCCTTCTGCACCAAATGCTTTCGTAGAAGGTATTATGGAAGGTAAAGAATGGGTTTGGAACAATGGAGCGTTAGTAGAAGCGGAACTTGTTGAGTTAAGGCGGAAATTTGATGTTAAAAAACATCAAAGGAATGCAAAAGTTGAGGCTTTAGAATTTGCTAAATTCCTCAAAAGATTATAATTTATAAATATAATAACACAAGGTAAGGAGACAAACCTATGTCCGAATTAGAACAGACAATTGAAGAACTTGAAGCGGAAGTTATGGCTGAACTTGAAGAAGCCGAAGACCACACAGAAAATGGTGTTGCTCCTGCTCTTGAAGAAGTTGATGAAAAAATTGCAGTCAACGAAGTGCAAGATACTGTTGAGTCTGTAGTTGATCTGGAGCAAAAAGATGCTCCTGAGAAACTTGCTGTTGGTGATGAAATCGCCCATGATGGCAAGGAACTTAAAGAGAACAAAAAGATGACCAAGGCACAGACTTTAGAGCAGATTGGTAAAATGAAGAAGGCAGACATTGAAGAAATGCTTGCTGCTCATGCTGCCAAACTTGATGAGGCTGATAGTGCTGCAACTGAAGAAGAGTTGCAGAAACTTGAAGACCAAAAGGCAGAGATTGATGAGAGAATTAAAAACATCTCTGTGAAAGAGGATATGGAAGCTCTGATGAGTTCTGAAGATTCTCTTTCTGAGGAATTCAAGGTTAAGGCCGCAACAATTTTTGAGGCCGCAGTAAAATCTAAGATTCGTTCAGAGATTGCACGGATTGACGAGCAAATTCATTCTGAGAAAGAAACCGAAATGGAAACTTTCAAGGAAGAGATTGCAGAGAAGGTAGATACATATCTCAATTATGTTGTTGAGGAATGGACTAAAGAAAACGAGTTGGCAATCGAGCGTGGTTTAAAGGGTGAAATTGCAGAAGACTTTATTTCTGGGTTGAAACAGTTGTTTGAAGATCATTACATTGATGTTCCAGACGAAAAGTATGACGTTTTGGAAGCACAATCAGAGAAGATTTCCGAGCTAGAAGAGAAGTTGAATGAGGCAATTCAAAAGAGTGTTGACCTTACATCTTCTAATTCAACTCTAGTTCGTGAACAGGTTATTTCCGAAGTTTCTGAGGATTTGGCCGATACCGAAATTGAAAAGTTTAAATCACTAACTCAAGATGTTGATTTTGGGAATGAAGATTCTTTCCGTGAAAAACTTAATACACTGAAAGAAAGTTATTTCCCAAAAGTTAAAACATCTAATGATTTAGATATTGATGATGAAGATGGTAGCACCGCACAGGACGTTGATACGACAGATGCCATGAAAACGTATATGTCGGCAATCAGTCGTAATCAAAAGGCGAGTGCATAAAATATTATATTAACAGATGTAAATTAAAAGGAGAAACAAAATGTTTCAAACAGAACATCTACAAGAAAAGTGGCAGCCAGTCCTAGAACACCCCGATCTTCCACGGATTGAGGATTCTTACAAGCGGGCAGTTACCACTCTCATCTTAGAGAACCAAGAAAAAGCTATGAGAGAAGATCGTGGCTTTCTTGGAGAAGCTGCACCCGTCAACGCTATGTCTGGCGGGCAGATGGATACATGGGACCCAATTTTGATCTCATTGGTTCGTCGTGCGATGCCTAACCTGATTGCGTATGACGTATGTGGTGTGCAGCCAATGACCGGCCCAACGGGTCTGATCTTTGCAATGCGCTCCTCGTTCCTGTCGCAAGACGGTGCCGAGGCTTTGGTTGACGAAGCTATGCCTGGTCAAACCGGCGCATCAAACCAGAACGCTGCCGGTACTACCGGCGGTGGTGATGTTGGTGCAACTGAAACTAACCCAGCTGTTCTGAATGATAGTCCTTCTGCTGGTACTTATGTAAGTGCTACTGGTATGACAACTGCTCAGGGTGAAGCGCTGGGTGACACTTCCACAAATTCTTTTGGTCAAATGGCTTTCTCGATTGAGAAATCAACTGTTACTGCTGTATCCCGTGCCCTGAAAGCCGAGTACACAATGGAGTTGGCGCAAGACTTGAAGGCAATCCACGGTTTGGACGCCGAGACAGAGCTTGCTAACATTCTTAGTTCTGAAATTCTTGCTGAAATTAACCGTGAAGTAGTTCGTTCCCTGTATGTCACCGCTGTTAAGGGTGCCCAGGTTAATACAACTACTGCTGGTATCTTCGATCTGGACACCGATTCTAATGGTCGTTGGTCCGTTGAGAAGTTTAAGGGTCTGATGTTTGCTATCGAGCGTGATGCCAATGCGATTGGTCAACAGACTCGTCGTGGTAAGGGTAACATGGTTATCGTTTCAGCTGATGTTGCTTCTGCACTTCAGATGGCTGGTGTTCTTGATTACACTCCTGCTCTCAGCAATAACCTAAATGTTGATGACACAACCACCACATTTGCTGGTGTTATGAATGGTCGTTACAAGGTGTATGTTGATCCATATTCCGCCAACGTAGCTGCTTCGCAGTACTATGTTGTTGGTTATAAGGGTACTTCTCCTTATGACGCCGGGTTCTTCTACTGCCCATACGTTCCCCTACAGATGGTTCGTGCGGTTGGTGAGAACTCCTTCCAGCCCAAGATTGGTTTCAAGACTCGTTACGGTCTTGCTGCTAATCCTTTCGCCGCCTCTGGTGCGGCAGCTGCAGCCGATTCGCCGAGTGCTACGGCCGCATTGACTGCGAATACCAACGCTTGGTATCGCCGGGTTAAAGTTACGAACTTGATGTAAAATCAAGAAGTATAGTAGAGTAAAACTTAGGGGGGAGCTTTTTTGCTCTCCCCTTTTTTTTATTATAAATAATCATATGGCAACATCACAATCACCACTCGCAAGGCAACCTGATCAATTAGATTACGCAAGCCCGACTCAATTTCGTTTTGGTATTCATCAATTACCGAAAGTGGAATTCTTTACGGTAAGTGCAAATCTTCCTGGCATTTCTGCCGGTACTGTTAATCACGCAACTCCGTTTAAAGACATTCCAACTATGGGGGAAAAATTAACATATGAAAATTTATCTATATCTTTTATAGTAGATGAATATCTAGAAAATTATACCTCATTACATAATTGGATGGTAGGTATTGGGTTTCCAGAAAACAGAGAGCAATTTCGGACATTTAGAGATGTTACTTCAAAGACTCCAGCTAGTGGAGGCACTCCAACAGTAGATAGGATTGGAGCTGCAACTGCCGATAGATCATTATATTCAGATGCATTTCTTCAAATATTTTCCAATAAAAATAATCCGATTGTTGAAGTAAATTTTGAAAATGTATTTCCTGTTTCTTTAAGTGCATTAGATTTTACTCAAACTTCGACAGATGTAGAATACCTAGTTGCAACAGCTGAGTTTGCATATCAAATTTATAAAATAATATCATTATAAATAAGTATGAGCAGATAAGATATACTTTAACAGTTTTAAAACTTTAGTCTTAAATGACAATATATGCAAAGAAAGTAAATCAAAACTCTGTTCATTTTTTTGAAAGGTGAGGTTACTCAACTATATTTTATGAATTTAGAACAATTAAAAGAAGAATCAAGAAAAGACCTCATCATAGAGAACGAAGAACAGCTTGGTTCTGAATCTTTAAAAAATCAAAAAATTAAAACAAAGTATCTTGATCAAAGGTCAAGATTTCAATTACTGTTGCAAAAAGCTAATGGTGATTACCAACGAATGTACAGACAGAAATGGGAGTACTACGGTGGTAAGTCTGATGCTAAAGTTTATGTTGCAAAACCATTTGATCTAAAAGTTTTAAAAAATGATTTGGCCATGTATATTACTTCCGATGAAGAAGTTATTGCACTAGCAGATAAAATTGGTTATTTGGAAATCGTAATAAAATATCTTGAGGGGGTTATTAAGTCTATTGATAATCGTGGCTGGGATATCAAGAATGCAATTGAATGGAAAAAGTTTGAGGCAGGAATGATTTAATGTCCTGTGCTAAGTGCTGGATTCCACCAATTACTGATTATATTGGATTTTATGAAAATATAATACCTAATTCTGTTTGTGATAATATTATTGATCATGATTGGGGTATGAGAAAATCCACCTACTCAAATAATGAGGGCAAATCCAAAACAAGCAATGAACGTGTTAAAATGGATGAAGTATGGGTTATGAAAGATATGCCATATTATGACGATATTAAAAAGGGAGTTTTGAAAACCGTAAAAAAATATTCAAAACAGCATAAGAATTTTTCTTGTATTCATCATACAGATTTTAGAATTAACAAATATTCAGAGGGTGGATTTATGTCTGAACATGTAGATAATATACATCACAGTCATGGCCAACAATATGGATATCCACAAGTTTCGATTTTACTATACTTAAACGATAATTATGAAGGTGGTGAATTTTTTGTAGCTAAAGAAATGTTTCTGCCGGAAAAGGGTTCAGCGATAATTTTTCCTTCTAATTTTATGTATCCACATGAAGCAAAGGCTGTAACCAAAGGAACACGATGGAGCATAGTATCATGGTTGATGTAAAAATGCACGAATGTTTTCCTACTATGATATCAGAGTTTTCTTATCATCCTGATAAATTGTCACAAAAACAAATGGTAGGATATATTAAAGAAGTTAAAAAAAATCACAAATTTCATACAGATGATACATTATATAACATGTCATACTATGCAGATTTAAGAGATACTATTTTAGTTGCCAATGAAAATCATTTGAAAAAATTAGATTACAAATATGATCATTTAGAAATTACTGGCATGTGGGCAAATTGTTTATTTGCTGGAGATTCACATGCTCCACATACACATTCTAATAATTTTTTATCAGGAGTATATTATCTAGAGGCCGGAGAAAATACTTCCAATATACAATTTTTTGATCCGAGGCCTCAAGCAAGTGTTTTACAACCAAGGAATAATTCAAATAGAATGAATTCTTCTATGTTACAATTTAATTCTATAAAGGGGTTCGGGTATATTTTTCCTTCATGGTTGCAACATTGGGTTCCTACTACAACAGAAGAACGTATAAGTATATCATGGAATATTATATTGAGGGGCGACTACGGAGAGTCTGGCACTTTACAAAATGCTCGTATCTAAAAAAAATGAAGTATATCTACAAATTACTAACATATCTTCCAGTGAAAGTGCTGAGCTATCTGATTTCTTCACCTTCGAAGTGCCAGGATTTAAGTTCATGCCCGCATACCGCAATAGAATTTGGGATGGAAAAATACGTTTATTCTCTCCCGCCACAGGTGAAATATATGTGGGCCTGTTATCGTATATAAAAAATTACTGTCAAAAAAATAAGATTAAATGTGATATTGAAGAAGGATTAGAAGATGAGCGGAATATTGTACGTCAGGTTGTTGGAGGCTTTATCAAAAGTCTCAAACCAAAGTCACAGGGGAAATCCCTTAAAATCCGTGATTACCAAATTGATGCCGTACACCATGCGATTGCCAGAAATCGTGCTTTACTCGTTTCTCCTACTGCTAGTGGTAAGTCTTTAATAATATATGCGTTAGTTCGTTATTATCATATGATGGGGCTCAAGACTTTGATTTTAGTCCCTACTACTTCTCTTGTTGAACAAATGTATTCTGACTTTGAAGATTATGGTTGGAGTCCTGGCACATACTGCCAAAAAATATATCAAGGTCATGACAGAAAAGTAACCAAGGATGTTGTGATATCGACCTGGCAGTCTATCTATAAAATGCCAAAGAAATATTTTGAATCGTTTGGTTGTGTGATTGGAGATGAAGCTCACTTATTTAAAGCAAAATCTCTTACAGGTATAATGACTAAGTTGCATCAATGTAAGTACAGGTTCGGTCTTACAGGGACGCTGGATGGTACTCAGACGCATAGACTTGTACTAGAGGGACTATTTGGTGCAGTTGAAAATGTAACAACAACAAAGGAGTTGATGGATAAAAAAACATTAGCTGATTTGCAAATTAAATGTATAGTATTAAATCATCCAACTATAAGAGAGAAAATGACATATATTGAAGAACTTCAATATTTGGTTACGAATAGCGTTAGGAATAAATTCATTGTTGATTTGTGTCGCAATATTCCTGGCAATACATTATGTTTATTTCAACTTGTAGAGAAGCATGGGCAAATATTATATGATCAAGCAAAAGATGAAATTAAAGATCGTAAAATATTTTTTATTTATGGGGGCGTTGATACAAAAACAAGAGAAGATATTAGGAGTATAGTAGAAGATGAAAAAGATTCTATTATCATTGCGAGCTACGGCACCTTTTCTACTGGTATTAATATTAGGAATATCAACAACATCGTGTTCGCTTCACCATCTAAATCTAAAATTAGAGTGTTACAGTCGATTGGCCGGGGACTGCGTATTAGTGAAAATAAAAATTCCATTTTAGTTTTTGATATAGCTGATGATATATCATATAATGAAAGAAGAAACTTTACACTTACACATTTTACAGAACGGATTCAAATTTATAATGAACAACAGTTTAATTATGAAATAAGTAAGGTAAATCTAAGATAGTTATTTCGTTTGTGGATTATTATAAATATATAGATAATTAGAAAGGTATGGAAGGTATGGACACAATTACATCATATAAAGTTATAAAATTGACAAATGGAGAAGAAATTGTTTGTCAATTGGGTGATGATATTGATAATGGTGAATATAAAATTAATTTTCCACTCAAAATGAAAGTTTATTCAATGCCGACAAAGGAAGGTGTTGTTGATTCTTTAAATCTTAGTCGTTGGATTGGGCCCTACACAGAACAATCTAATTTTTCAATAAAAACTGACCATGTAATATTAGTTGCTGATGCATCACCTGGCTTGTCTAGATATTATGAGCATGTAATTAATGAAATTAAACAATTAGATACTCCAGAAAAAAGATCAACTTTAGATGATATTGTAGACGAAGATGTATATGATGAATTATTAGAAGAACTTGAATCAGATAACAATACTATTCATTAACGGGACTACATAGCCTATTATACACACTTTTTTTACTTTGTCAATTCCCTTTTGTTCCTTGACATTATAGTTATTATAATGTATGATGTAATAATAGTAAATTGTTTAAGGAGTTATTATGACTAAAACAAAAAAGGCAAAGAGCGTACATTACGTTGACAATAAAGAATTTCTAAAGGCTATGGTTGAGTTTAAAGAAAAATGTAAAGTTGCTATAGAGAATGAAAAAGAACAACCACCAGTATCTAATTATATTGGAGAGTGTTTTCTTAAAATAGCAACACATCTTTCTTATCGCCCTAATTTTATTAATTACACATACAGAGATGATATGATATCTGATGGCATTGAAAATTGCTTGCAGTATGTTGCAAACTTTAATCCAGAGAAATCAAATAATCCATTTGCATATTTTACTCAAATTATATATTATGCATTTCTTAGAAGGATTGCAAAAGAGAAAAAGCAAACTCATGTCAAAAATAAAATGATAGAAAATTCTCAATATACATCTTGGGTAACAATGGATGGCGATGATTCATCATATTCTGTATTAGGATTTGATCCTAATGTCATGCTTCCAGATGAAGATGTATATAAACCAAAAAAGAAAGTGACGCCTAAGTCAAAAGGCCTTGAAACTTTTATGGAAGAAGATATCGATAAAGTAGCTGAAAGAGGAATTGAATAATTGAAGATAGCAATTGTTACTGACACTCATTTTGGTGCAAGAAATGACAATCTAAATTTCAACGAATACTTCTTTAAATTTTATGAAAACATTTTCTTTCCTACATTAAAGGAAAGAGGCATTACAACATGTATTCATATGGGAGATGTTGTTGATCGGCGTAAGTATATAAGCTATCGTATTGCCCATGATTTCCGTAGTCGATTTATTGATAAGTTTAAGGAGATGGGTATTGATTTGCATATTATTATTGGCAATCATGACACTTACTATAGGAACACCAATGAAGTCAATTCTATGGAAGAGTTAGTGGGTTCTGACAATTTCAATATTTATTCTAGCCCAGAAGTTGTAGAGTTTGATGGTACTCCCATTCAATTCATGCCTTGGATTAATGCCAATAATTATGATGAGTCTATGAATGCGTTGAAACATTCACCAGCACAGATTCTTATGGGGCATTTAGAAGTAAATGGTTTTGAAATGCACATGGGTTATAAGGCTGACGGTGGATTTGATAAAGAATTGTTTCGTCGGTTTGACCTATGTTTTAGTGGGCATTTTCATCATAAATCAGACGACGGTCAAATATATTATTTGGGAACTCCGTATGAAATTACTTGGAGTGATTACAATGATCCGAAAGGATTTCATATCTTTGATACAGCTACACGCAAATTGGAGCGTATCGTTAATACATATACACTCCATGAAAAGATTTTTTATGATGATACTGCAATAGATTATGACAAAGAGGATGTGTCTAAGTATAAGGAAAAATATATTAAGTTGATTGTTGTGAACAAGAAAGACCTGTATCAGTTTGACAAGTATACAGATAGGTTGCTACAGGCAGACGCATATGATGTAAAGATCATTGAAGATTTTTCAGAGTTGGATGCTGACAATGTATCGGATGATATCGTAGAGAATACAGAAGATACTATGACTTTGCTTGATAGATATGTTGATGAACTAGATTTGACATTGGATAAGACTAGACTTAAAAATACTATGAAATCACTTTATAACGAGGCGCAGGATTTAGAACTTTGATTGAATTTAAATATGTTCGTTGGAAGAACTTTCTTTCAACTGGTAATAATTTTATAGAAATACAACTAGACCGAAATCCTACCACATTAATTATTGGTGATAATGGTGCAGGCAAGTCTACTGTTCTTGATGCATTGTGTTTTGGTTTGTTTGGTAAACCTTTTCGGGGCATCAATAAACCTCAACTATTAAATTCTGTGAATGGCTCTGGTTGTCTTGTAGAGATAGAATTTAAAATTGGTTCCAAGAAAATCAAAGTGGTTCGTGGCATCAAGCCAAGCATCTTTGAGATATACATCAACGGTAAGATGTATAATCAAGATGCTAATGTAAGAGACTACCAGAAGTATCTTGAACAACAAATCCTTAAACTAAATTATCGCAGTTTCACTCAGGTTGTTATTCTGGGTTCTTCTACATTCATTCCCTTTATGCAACTGAAGTCTAAGCATCGCCGTGAAGTGGTTGAGGAGATTCTTGACATTCAGATTTTCTCTCTGATGAATATGTTGCTGAAGCAGAAACTTAAAACTATATCTGATGACATTCGTGATATTGATTATCAAATGGAACTTACTACAGAGAAGGTTGGATTACAAGAACATTATATTAATGATGTAAAAAAGAATAAAGACAAACTAATCACAGAAAAGAATAATCTCATTGCTGGTAATGAAGAAGAGATTTTCTCAAGGAAATCTGTTATTGAAAAACTTCAACAGGAGAACGATAACCTGTTAAGTCAAATTTCTGATAACGATAAAGTTAAAAATAGCTATAACAAGCTAAGAGATATAAAGTCTACTCTAGTAGAGAAACATAAAGCACATTCTAAGGTGGTTGATTTCTTTGAGAATAATGCTGACTGCCCTACCTGCCAGCAACATATTGATGAAATTTTCAAACAGGGAATGATATCTGATAAGCAGAAAGATGTAGCTAAATTCTCAAATGGTCTGAAGGAACTTGAAGAAGAACTGAAGAAATCAAAAGAGAGACAAAAAGAGATTTCTGATATTGCGAATAAAATACGAGAGAATGAAGTGCAGATTGCAAAAGATAACAGTTCTGTTGTGCAACTGGAAAAGTTTAACTCTACACTTCAGGCCGAGATTGCTCAATTAGAAACTGGTGATGTAAGTAAATCTGATTATGAGAGAATGGAAGAATTAAAAGAAAGCTTGAAATCTATAGAAGAACGCAAATCAAAATTGCGTGAGGATATGACTTATTCAGAAGCTGCAAAAAATATGCTTCAAGATACTGGCATCAAGACCAAGATTATCAAGCAGTATCTTCCTATCATGAATAAGTTGATTAATACCTATCTGACTTCTATGGAGTTTTATGTGAACTTCACTCTGAATGAAAGTTTTGAGGAAACCATCAAGTCAAGATACCGTGATGAGTTTACTTATGATTCTTTCAGTGAAGGTGAGAAGATGCGTATTGACTTGGCACTTCTGTTTACATGGAGAGCTGTTGCAAAAATGAAGAACAGCACCAACACTAATCTGCTAATGCTGGATGAGATTTTTGATAGTTCTCTTGATGGTACAGGCACAGATGAGTTTTTGAAGATTCTCAATACTCTATCTGATGAGAATATTTTTGTGATTAGTCATAAACAAGATGTGCTGGTAGATAAATTTAAAAGCACAATCAAATTTGAGAAGGTTAGGAACTTTAGTCATGTTGTTGAATGATGGGTAAACGAAGCGATTTTGAACGAAAGCCAAGAGACTTCTATCCAACGCCGATGGAAGCTGTGAAACCGTTACTGGAACATCTACCAAAAGATTTTACATTTGCAGAACCTTGTGCTGGTAATGGAGCATTAATAGAACATCTAGAAACAAAAGGTATTTGTATGTGGGCAAGTGATATTGAGCCTCAAGCAGATGGAATACATAAAAATGACTATTCCAATGTTGGATTTGATGAACTTATAGAATCAGAATATGTAATTACAAACCCGCCATGGGATAGAAAAATCTTACATCCTATGATTGAATACTTTTCTCCAAAAATTAAAACTTGGTTGTTATTTGATGCAGATTGGATGCATACTAAACAAAGTGTCCCTTATATGAATATGTGTAGTAAAATTGTGAGCGTAGGTAGAATTAAGTGGTTTGGTAATATGACAGGCAAAGATAATTGTGCTTGGTATTTATTTGATAAAAAAGTAAATAACACTATTTTTTATGGAAGGACATAATATGGCAACTTATACATTACTTGAAAACAACAATCTAGCTCTTACGATTCCCTTGTCGGGATGCAGTGAGGACTTGGATAGAAAAGAACTAAAAGAAAATATGATAGAAACCATGAAAAACTTTCATGGAATTGGATTATCAGCAAGTCAATGCGGCGTCATGGAGCGAGTATTCGTGATGTATTCAAATGTAAATAAGAATGAAATCATATCCTGTTTCAATCCTCAAATCATAAGTGAAGGCATAGAAATGGTATTGATGGATGAAGGGTGTCTGACATATCCCGGCATGTGGCTGAAGGTTCGCAGACCAGATCACATCAATTGTTCGTTTGAGGATGAAACTGGTGATTTGCAAGAAGTGACCATGATGGGACTAGAGTGCCGCATTTTCCAGCATGAGATGGATCATATGGAAGGCACCAATTTCACGAATAGAGTCAGTAAATTGAAACTGGATATGGCTAAGAAACGTGCTGCGAAGATGAAAAAAAAGTCAATGAATTCAAAGACTTAGCGTGAT